CTGTAATCTGTGTAATGGTTTTCAGTTCTTGCTCTGCCATGTAGAAGATCCTGGTGACCTTCTTGTGAAACTCCCCTAATTTTGGTTCTGTCCCTACTAGATACTTTGCACCAGGTGTACTCATAACGAACTCTCGTAGATCTTCCTCTGGGATATCTTCGGGTGACAGGCCAGGATACCTCGCTTCAAACCGCTCATGTAGTGTGATCACCCTCTCGAATCTCTTAATCGCCTGTTTAGTGTTGAGTCCGCCTTCTCCCTTAAGGTGTGCTGCCGCATCATTGATCGTATGAGCCTCCCTGGCAAAGTCAGGTTGCCTATCCTTCCCTTCACCACGTGCCCATGCCATGCAATCTTCTAGATCATCTTGAGAAAATTCTGGGGCAGCTTGTGAACTCTTATCACTAGGAGCCAATGTGATTTCTGATGGCTTTGTGATAGTTCTCACAGGTAAGAATCGCACATCTGACCACGCAGTAGCTGATCTCTCACAAACTGCAGCAATAGACCTCTGAGTCATATTCGCCTCTGCTGCTAGAGAAGCTGACACTGGGGAATCTGATGCTAAACGTACATCATGTGAACTAGTAGCAAGGCTCCGATAAATGGCTCTCCTTAACGTACCTCTAAATCTAGGGATAACTGCTGGATCAACCCTGTTAGGAGACCCCAGTCCATCAATAGTTGCAAATGCATCCATAAGGTTTGTGTCAGGGTGAGGTACTGCCTTATAGACATTCAGGATGTTGACCACATCTTCTCTATCTCTGAACTGACTTGTGAAGAAATTCAGCACCTGGACAGCATATTCTCTCCTTGACGGTTTCATTGCAGCTAGAGTTGATTGGAACATGTTGACCCCAATGATGTTACTTGTATCAAACCGGGCTACAGCAGCTCCTCGTGCTCCCTTGACAACCTCTCCAAGGAAATCTACATCACTGTCAATGATATGCCACACACTTTCCATATAATCCTCTAGGAGATCAAGCGGACGATACCTGTAACTCATACTTGGAATCATGAACATGATGCTACTCCAAGATTTTATGAGCGATAGGAGCTTAAAGGTGTGTGGTTCAGGAAGTGCCATCACTGTGTTAGCTATCCTCATGACCATGACTGGACCAAAAGAGATGAAAGCAACTCCTCGGAACGGGTCTGGGATATCAAAGTCAAGGCTTGGAATTTCATCTTCTGAATAACCAGTTTGAGCCCATTTCTTGTACAATGCATTGAACTTCCCCCTAGCTTTCTTCATCTTCTCTGAGACTATAGCATCAAGCGTGGGTAGAGCAGTGAGATGGTCAACTTCATCAGCTGTAGCCATAATCAGCGCATTCTTGCCAAGGCCTCCTTTAGCAGAGCGATAGTTTCCTGAGATGATCGAATTTTCAACCTGTGAACGGACTCTCATCCACACCTGCTTCTCTGGGGTGATCACTCCTATCTTGTGTTTTACAAGCTTCCTGAAAGCAAACCAGACTGCATAATTCCCCAGAATATCGTTGTCAGGTGATAGACGCATCGGTGATTTCGTCTCAAGTTGTGCCCTCTCTTCCAGACGGAAGTGGTTGTCTATTTTCGTGTATGTCTTCCCAAGGATATCATCTTTGCCGAAAGAGCTCTTCTTAGCTATCTGAGCAATTCTATTCATCCTCTTTAGGATTGCTGGATGAACTCTCCTCTCAGGACCTTTAACCCCAAGGAGAATTCCAACCATGGTTGCATAGTGATCGTCTGCGAGAAGATTGGACATATTTGGTTATGATCAGAATGAATAATAAGTTATTCTTGATTGTTTGTGTTTGGCG